ACTTCAACGCTGTGCACTATTCCCGCAGGCGCACAGATCGTCAGTATTTTTGTTGACACTCTGGTAGCTTTTACAGGTTCTACCGCAGCTAACGTAGTAATTGGAACATCGGCTTCTACCGCACTGTTCTGGGCTTCTTCTGATATCACATCGCAAGGCCGTTTGGCTAACACCAATGCTGCTGCCAAGCTGGTTAACTGGGCTGGCGCAACAAGCACTGCTTCTCCCAATGGAATTGGTGTTGGCGCTACAGACGTTACTATCCAAGCAGTACTAACTCCTACTGTTGCTGATGTAACCGCTGGTACGGTTCAATATACCGTGGTATATGCCGTGGCTAACTCGGACGGATCGCAAGTCCCCGCCTCTGCCTAATTAATCTCAGGGGCTTCGGCCCCTGCTTTATAGGAGATTGATTATGATGCAGACAGACGTAAAAGCGGCGCATTTAAGCGCGGCTGGTTCGTTTATAGTGGGGCGCACACGCCTTAAAGGTATTGTAGTAAGCCCCAAGGTAACTACCGCAGCCACATTTGAAATCCGTGATGGCAGTGCCACTGCCGCTGTGCTGTTTACGATGGACATTGCCAGTGTTGCTACCCCGGTGAACTTCAACATCACAATACCCGGTGAAGGTATTTTGGCCACTACAGGACTGTACCTAACAACCAGCGTAGGGACTGTTGTGGGTATTGAAGTGTTCTATGGCTAAGTCAGCAGCATGGACACGCAAGGAAGGCAAGAATCCCAATGGTGGCCTGAACGCCAAGGGGCGGGCCTCAGCCAAAAAGCAAGGGATGAATTTAAAACCTCCCCAGCCGGAAGGCGGCAGCAGGCGCGACTCTTTCTGCGCAAGGATGACTGGGATGAAGAAAAAACTTACCAGCGAGAAGACGGCCAAAGACCCGAATTCACGTATAAACAAGAGCCTTCGGGCTTGGAACTGCTGAGGTAGGATATGAACGAACACCAAGAAGCCATGAAAAACGCCCTTGATATCTTGGCAATATTTTCAACCATTGGCACATTTCTGGAAGTAATTTCACCTGTGTTTGGTCTTATCGGTGCAATTGTCGGTGTTATGCGCATTGTTGAGATGGCCACAGGTAAATCCTTTGCTGAAGCCGTAGGCTGGAAGAAAGCTGACGATGCCGTCGACAAGTAAGAAACAACACAATTTCATGGAAGCGATAGCGCACTCGCCGTCGTTTGCCAAGAAAGTAGGAATCCCGCAGTCCGTGGGACAAGATTTTTCCAACGCGGACAAGGGCCGCAAATTCTCTAAAGGTGGTGATACTATGGCTACAAAAATGAACCCGCGCATTGCAGCAATGATGATGGCCCGTAAACCGGCTACAGCTACTCCAATGTCTGCTCCCCCTACAGGTATGAAAAAAGGCGGCATGAGCATGGCTGCTTTTGAAAAATCTGGCAAAGACGTCGAGAAGCGCGGCATGAAAGAAGGCTCCAAAGCTGACATGGCAATGGACAAAAAACAAATGATGGGCATGAAAAAAGGCGGCATGGCTTCTGGCGGTTCCGCTTCTTCCCGCGCTGACGGTGTTGCTACAAAAGGCAAGACCAAAGGCACGTTTGTGAAGATGAACAAGGGTGGCATGTCCTGCTAAGACCATGATGGCCAGCCGGGGTATGGGCGATATCTCCCCGTCCAAAATGCCAAAGGGCAGGAAAACTGCCCGGCGGGATGACACCGACTTCACGCAGTACGCCAAAGGTGGCGAAGTGTGGGACAAACCCCGGCCAAAAAGCCTAGGCGCGTCCAAAGCGTTGTCACCAGCCAAGAAAGCCAAAGCAAAAGCTGCGGCCAAGTCGGCTGGGCGTCCATACCCTAACTTGGTTGACAACATGAGGGCTGCAAAAAATGGCTGAAAAGTGGATTCAAAGCGCAATCAAAAAGCCCGGTGCCCTGCGCTCCGCGCTTGGCGCTAAAAAGGGTGAACCAATTCCCGCAAAAAAACTCGCAGCCGCAGCTAAGAAGCCCGGCAAGATGGGGCAACGCGCCCGTTTGGCACAGACCCTCAAAGGGATGAAGTGATATGGCAATTTCTGGGGCAGCAACGTTTAACCTAGACCTCACCGAACTGGTGGAGGAGGCATTTGAGCGTGCTGGTTCGGAGATGCGCACGGGCTATGACCTGCGCACTGCCCGCAGGTCTTTGAATCTTTTGTTTGCCGATTGGGCCAATCGCGGCATCAACATGTGGACGTTCGAGCAGGGTACCATTAACTTGGTGCCGGGGCAGAACAACTACCCACTGCCGTCTGACACCGTGGATTTGCTGGAGCACGTTATCCGTACGGGCGCAGGCAGTTCCTCCACCCAAGCCGACCTGACAATCACGCGCATCAGCGTCTCCACCTACGCTACGATCCCCAACAAACTCCAGCAAGCCCGGCCAATTCAGGTCTGGATTCAGCGGTTAAACGGCCAGACGTCGGCTGTTGGCACCACGTTGACGGCCACGATTACCTCGACCGATACCACCCTGACGGTTGCCTCCGCCGTGGGGCTCCCCGCTACTGGGTTTGTCCAGATCGGGACGGAAACGATTGGCTACGGCTACATAACCGGCAGCACCTTGTACAACTGTACGCGTGGCCAGAACAACACCACGGCCGCAGCGCACACCGCTGGCGACAGCGTATACGTGCAGAATCTCCCGTCCATCACCGTCTGGCCAACGCCGGACAACTCCACAACATACCAGTTTGTCTACTGGCGCATGCGCCGCATCGACGATGCTGGCGGCGGTGTGAACACAATGGACGTGCCGTTCCGCTTCTTGCCTTGCATGGTTGCCGGGCTGGCGTACTATTTGGCGCTAAAGGTTCCCAATGGAGCCCAGCGGCTGGAGATTTTGAAGTCTCAGTACGACGAGGCATGGGAGTACGCAGCAACCGAAGACCGCGAGAAAGCCGCAGACCGGTTTGTGCCCCGCCAATATTTCATAGGAAGCGGGTCGTGAGATGGGCAATAGGTTCTCATCCGGCAAGAATAGTATCGCCATGTGCGATAGGTGTGGTTTTCAGTTCAAATTAACTGTACTGCGCAAGGAAGTAAAGAAGACAAAGACGTACAATTTGCTGGTGTGCGGCTCCTGCTGGGATCCTGACCAGCCGCAGTTGCAGTTGGGCATGTACCCGGTGGATGACCCGCAAGCTGTGCGCAACCCGCGTAATGACACTACGTACGTAACGGCAGGCGTTAATAGTGCTGGGAGCCTTACAGGCGGGTCAAGGGATGTTCAGTGGGGGTGGGCACCGGTAGGCGGGGCCAGTTCGTTTGATGCAGTTCTTACACCAAACTACTTGGTAGGAACGGCAAGTGTCGGTACAGTTAGCATATCGGTTTCATAGGAGCTAAACATGGCAAAAGCAGAATCAATGGCGTCGGACAAAAAGCAAGACGTCGCGCTCATCAAAAAGGCGTTTAAGCAGCACGACAGCCAAGAGCACAAGGGCGGCAAGGGCACGGCTCTGAAGCTCAAAAAAGGTGGCCCTACCAGCGAGGATCGCATGCGTCAAGGCCGCAACATGTCTCGCGCCAACAACCAAAAGACGGGGTAATACTATGGCCACCATCAACAACAAGCCAGCTTCGGCATACGCCAAGCCCCACACCATGTCGGGCAAGGCGGTCAATGTTTCCGAGAACCCCGGGTTTGGCCCTAACCGCAGCAAGCTGGACACGCTGGATATCAGCGTGGGTACTTACAGCAAATCGGCGGGGGATGAGACCACCAAAACTGACGGCATCAAAATCCGTGGTACTGGCGCGGCTACTAAAGGTCTAATGGCACGAGGCCCGATGGCATGAACTACTCTGAGTTAACCGCTGCTATTGAAGCCTACACGGAAAACACGGAGACCAACTTCGTGGCGGAGATCCCTGTCTTCGTAAAACAGGCAGAGCAGCGGATTTATAACTCAGTTCAGTTCCCCTCGATACGCAAGAACGTAACGGGGGTTATGTCAAGCGGCAATAAGTACATGGCTTGTCCGGCAGACTTCCTTGCTGTTTATTCAATGGCAATATTCCCAGCATCTGGAACAGGGGACTACACGTACTTGCTGAACAAGGATGTGAACTTCATCCGCGAGGCGTACCCCAACCCAGCTACCACAGGCTCCCCAAAGTACTACGCCCTGTTCGGCCCTCAGTCCACCAATCTTGCGGAGTTGACGTTTATCCTTGGCCCAACACCGGATGCCAACTACAACGCTGAGCTGCACTATTACTACTACCCTGAGTCCATTGTGACTGCGGGCACTACGTGGCTGGGCGATAACTTTGATACTGTACTGCTGTACGGTTCTTTGGTCGAAGCGTACACCTACATGAAGGGTGAGCAGGACATGATGGCGTTGTACAACCAAAAGTACATGGAAGCCCTTGCACTGGCCAAACGTCTGGGCGATGGTATGGAGCGTCAGGATGCGTACCGTAGTGGTCAATATAGACAGGCGGTCACATGAGCATAGTCCAGACCCAGACCACCAGCTTCAAGAAGGAGCTGTACCAAGGCATCCACGACCTGTCTACGGACACGATCTACATTGCTTTGTATACAGCCAATGCTGATTTGAATGCAGACACTACGGCGTACTCAGTGTCTTTGGCGGGACAGGTGTCAGCTACAGGATACACGGCTGGTGGGAAGATACTTACCGGGGTAGCTATCAATACGGATGGTTACACAGCCTATGTTAATTGGGCCAACGTGTCTTGGACTTCTGCTTTGACTGCTCGGTGTGCATTAATTTACAACGTCTCCAAAGCAAACCGGTCTATCGCTGTGCTGGACTTTGGCTCCGACAAGACTTCGACCACCACTTTTACAATCACAATGCCGTCAAACACTTCCACGACTGCATTGATTCGCTCGTCTAATTAAGGAGTACCTATGTCCCACGACAAAATCATTGCGACTGACAAAGCTGAAGCAGTCACCAAATACAACACCATGCCAGAGGACTCCATGTCTATCCACGGTACCTACCACGCTGTTTGCTATGATATCACCGGTAATATCAAGTGGGAAGACGACATTGAGAACCTCGTCACTACCGTCGGTAAAAACTCTACCTTGGACACCATCCTTGGTAACGTAGCCGCTGGCGCAGTAGTCATGGGCCTCAAAGGAACCGGTACGGCAGTGGTTGCGGATACGCAAGCATCCCACGCAACTTGGCTGGAAGTTGGTCTGGCAAATGCCCCCACTTACTCTGGAAACCGCCCAACCCCCTCGTTTAGCGCCGCATCGGCAGGCAGCAAAGCAACTTCTTCGGCAGTATCTTTCTCCATGACCAGCACCGGAACCGTGGCAGGGTGCTTCATCAACATTGGCGGCAGCGCTACCAAGGACAACACAACTGGGACTTTGTTCTCCGCAGGGGACTTTTCCAGTTCCAAGTCTGTGGTCAACGGCGATACCATCGCGGTAACCTATACGGCTACCCTGACCTAAGATGGCAACCGGTTGGGGCGTAAATGCTTGGGGTGATGGCTACTGGGGTGGCGGAGATGTATACGCAGATAGCGTAACCGAATCAGTAGCAATCACATCCACCGAGGCCGCAACAGCGGCCTTTGGCGTTTCCATCACAGAGACAACAGCCACATCCACAGCCGAGGCAGTAGCAGCCACATTTGCAGTCAGCCGGACAGAGACTGCGGCAACATCAACCACCCAGGCGGTAGCGGCTACATTTGCCCGATCAGTAACAGAAACAGCGGCGCTGACAGATTCCAACACGGCAACAACTGCGTATACGACCACGGTAACCGAAACCGCTGCAACATCTACCACGGAAGCAGCAAACGCTACTTACCAAGTTTCCCTGACAGAGACAAGCCCGATCACGACTACCCAAGAAGCGTTAGCCAACTTTGTAGCCAGCGTCACCGAATCGGTAGCCATAGCGGAAACAGCGGTAGCTACGCTGATAATGACCATCACGGAGTCGATGACGCTTACGGACAGCACAACGGTTGGAACCTATTACATACAAAGCATCACTGAAACAGCAGCAATATCGGATTCCAATACGGCTATCACCGGTTATCATGCGGCTGTATCTGACACGCTGGCCTTGACGGTGACGCAATCGGGCCGTAATTTGTGGGAAGTAATAGATGACAGCCAGACTCCAAGCTGGCAAAATATAGGTAATACGCAGACACCGGGATGGTCGGCGGTTACAACCACTGAAACCCCAAATTGGACAGCAATTCCTACGTTTTAGGAGCTTTTGAATGGCAAATACATCACTTATAGGTTTGACGCTACCCACAACGGGTACGCTGTCCGGTACATGGGGCGACACCGTAAACAACGCAATCTCGCAGATCGTTGACGTTGCGGTTGCAGGTACGCAAACTATCTCCACCGATGCCGACATTACGTTGGCACTGACAACAGGTAGCAACACTTCTACAGGTTTGACGGGAAACAGCTCCCAGTACGCAGTTATTCTGTGGACGGCGGGCGGTACAGTTACCCGCACCATTACGGTTCCTGCGCAGTCTAAAACCTACGTTGTCATCAACAACACCACAAGCACCCAGTCAATTACGATCAAGGCTGCTACCGGTACGGGCGTTACTTTGGCAGCAGGTACGCGGGCTATCGTGGCTTGGGACGGTACAAACTTTGTGAACGTGGGCGGCGGCTCTGCTGCTGGTTCTAACACACAGGTACAGTTCAATAGCTCTGGCGCATTTGGGGCTTCTTCTGCCCTGACTTGGGACGGCACTACATTAGCAGCAACCAAGTTTGGTGGTGCTTTAAACGGCACAGTGGGCGCTACAACCCCTTCATCGGGCGCGTTTACAACCCTGACAGCCACAACCCCAGTTGCAGTTACGTCTGGCGGCACAGGTCAAAGCAGTGCGCTGACTCAATACGGTGTGGTATTTGCATCTACAACTGGCGCAATGTCCACCACCGCAGCAGGAACAGCAGGTTATGTTTTAACTGCTAACTCTGGATCAGCCCCGACATTCCAAGCACCCGCAGCCTCTGGCGTAACCCAAGCCAAGGCAACTATGATCTCTTTCATCTTCGGCTTCTAAGGAGCAATTATGGCAAACCCAAACCTATTAGCCGCGACAACAGCTTCCGGCACCACGACTTACTATACTCCCGGCGGTACAACTGCGGTTGTTTTGGTGACCAATGCTGCTTCTAGCGGTACAGTTCTAAAAATCAACCAAATTGTTGCTGCTAACGTCAATGGCTCTGCTGCAGTCAATGCAACGGTATCTGTTTACACCAACGGTGCTGTAGCCCAAGGCTCTGCTCCCAGCGGCGGTACGGCGTATCCAATTGTCAGCACAGTGTCAGTTCCGGCTAACGCCTCGCTGATCGTAGTGGACAAAACAACCCCCGTCTACTTGATGGAAGGTACTTGTATTTCCATTACCAGCGGAACAGCCAGCGGCATTACATATAGCGTTTCATACGAAGTAATCAGCTAAGGGGTTAGCCATGTCAATGCGCTACAAAGGCGGGGTCATCTCGGCTACTGCGCCGACAACATCAACCAGTGCAGCTTCTGGTGTATGGACACGCCAGCAACAAATGCAAGCGCAAGGTGCTAGTAATTGGCCTTCTCCTCCCCCGCAGTATCTTGTAGTTGCTGGTGGAGGGGGCGCGTCTGGCGGAGGCGGCGGAGCAGGCGGTTTTTTAAATGGCACATTTACACCTGCTGTAGGGACTACATACACAGTCACTATTGGAGCTGGTGGCGGCGGGGCATTAAATAACTTGACTGGTGGTACAGGCTCAAGCGGCGCAAATTCAGTATTTTCAGCCTATGTTGCATATGGCGGGGGTGGTGGTGGTAACACTGGAAACAGTGGCTTTGGGAATGGCCTTGATGGTGGCTCTGGTGGAGGCGGTGGCCCAGATTCAAGCGCGCTTACAAATGGAGGCGCAGGAGTATCAGGACAAGGATATGCTGGTGGAACTAATGGAGGTGCAAGCGCGGCCCCATATTGTTCTGGCGGCGGAGGAGGCGCTGGGGGCGTTGGGGGAAATGGTAATGCTGCGGCTATTTCTGGCAATGGTGGTATAGGTCAATCATCCTCAATATCTGGGGCTAGTGTTCAATATGCTGGTGGCGGTGGCGGGTCTGGATACGCCACTGGTGGTGGGACTTATGGAACAGCAAGCTATGGCGGCGGTGCTGGTGGTTTTACAGGAAACCCGGGAACAGTTAACACAGGTGGCGGCGGCGGCGGTACAAGCAATGCTGGCGGAGGCGGCGGAAATGGCGGTTCGGGCGTAGTTATTATTTCATCCCTTACCCCCGCAGCTTCAACTACCGGCTCTCCAACAATTACTACCAGCGGTGGGAACACGATCTATAAGTTCACATCGTCCGGTTCAATTACTTTCTAAACACTATGAGCCATTTTGCAAAAGTTGAAAACGGCGTTGTTACGCAAGTTATCGTAGCCGAGCAGGACGTTATTGATTCTGGCTTGTTTGGTACAGGCTGGGTGCAAACGTCTTACAACACTCGTGGTGGTCAACATCCAGAAGACCGTCCATTGCGTAAAAACTATGCCGGTGTTGGTTACACCTATGATGCACAACGTGATGCCTTTATCCCACCACAACCATTTGCAAGCTGGACATTAAACGAGGATACTTGCTTGTGGAATGCTCCTACATCTATGCCAACAGATGGCAAACCATATTACTGGGATGAGCCAACCCTTACTTGGATTGAATTGACATGAGCGAAAAATACCCCGGCGGGCTAATCACCAAAACCCCAGTCACACCAGCAGGCCCGTACCAAACCGGTGCAGCATCCGGGGTATGGACACGCGACCAACAGTTGCAGTACCAGCAACAAGGCATCTGGCCCACGGCGGGGCTTACGCCGCCCTACATTGAGGATGTGTTTAGCACATACCTTTACGATGGCAACAACACAGCGCGTTCAATTACAAACGGAATTGATTTAGCGGGTAAAGGTGGAATGGTTTGGATTAAAAATAGGACTGGCAGTTTTCCAACAGTTAGTTTTTCTACAAATCAAACACCTAATTACAGACTTAATTTACCAACTACTCAGGCTCAACTTTTTACTACTGAAACATTAACTGCATTTAATAGCAACGGTTTTTCGCTTGGAACAGATACAAGTTTGGCTTACGTTAATTACGCCGGTTATAGCTACTGTAGTTGGACATTCCGCAAGCAACCAAAGTTTTTTGATGTTGTGACGTATACGGGGGATGGCAGTACGTCTAAAAGAACAATTAATCATAATCTTGGTTCTGCAGCAGGTTGTATTATAGTTAAATGTACAAGTGTTGGGTCAACAAACTGGAAAGTTTGGCATAGAAAAGCTGGCACGGGCGCGGGCGGAACTTGTTTGTTAGCTTTAAATTCTACCGAAGAATCACAAGGAACATTATCTTTACAAAATGGTTACTGTAGTGGGGAAGATTACTTAACAACAAGTTTTACTGTAAATCCTTATTCTGGTAGTGTAAGTGAAGTTAATGCTAACGGTGAAACTTATGTAGCCTACCTATTCGCTTCCAACGCTGGCGGGTTTGGCGCTGCTGGTACAGACAATGTAATTTCATGTGGGTCGTTTACAAGCGATGGTTCTGGCAATGCAGATGTAACGCTTGGTTATGAACCACAATGGGTTTTAATTAAAGGAATTACTGCTGGTGAGGCTTGGTATGTTACAGACACAATGCGTGGGATGCCGGTAACCCCAGCCACAAACTCGCCTTTTTTAAGACCAAATAGTTCTGCCGCTGAAGGTTCTTGGGGTTCTGTTAACGGCGTAAATGCTACCGGTTGGAATACCACTGGATTGGCTGCCTCTACTACTTACATCTACATAGCAATACGCCGTGGGCCAATGAAAACGCCTACGGATGCGACTAAGGTGTTTAGTCCTATTGCTGCAAACAATTCAACTAATACTAAAAATACAACAAACTTTCCTGTTGATTTGCAACTAGGAAAATATAGAACAATTGACTCAAACATCTTAGCAACAGATAGATTGCGTGGTATTTCAACGGATTCAAATTCATCGGGACAACAACTTAGGACAAATACAACCAGTCCTGAAGATTCTGGGACTTGGACTCGTGGTTGGGACAATACCGGTTTTTTAACGCCTGTGGCATACGCAGGTACACCAACTATTTTGTGGAACTTTCAACGAGCCCCCGGTTTCTTTGATGAGGTTTGCTATACGGGTACGGGAACAGGAGGGGCAACATTTTCGCATAATTTAACAGTTGTACCCGAATTTATGATTGTTAAGAACAGAACAACTAGTGCTCAATGGCTTATTTATCAAAGTTCATTAGGAAATACACAATACTTGTTGTTTACAACGGGCGCTGCTGGTACAGGTTCTTTTGCTTGGAATAACACAAGTCCCACAAGTACCATATTTACTGTTGGAACATCTGGGGCGTGTAATACCAGTGGGGAAAATTATGTCGCTTATTTATTCGCAACACTTGCTGGTGTTTCTAAGGTAGGCTCTTACACAGGCAACGGCACAACGCAGACCATTAATTGCGGCTTCACTGGTGGCGCTAGGTTCGTTCTCATTAAGCGCACAGACTCAACTGGTGATTGGTATGTCTACGACACGGCCCGTGGAATGACTACGCTGACAGACCCATATCTACTTCTAAACAGTTCGGCGGCTGAAACTGCCACGCTTGGTTCTGTGACTACAGTAACAACAGGTTTTGCATTGAATTCAACCATACTTGCTGACATTAACATAAGCGCAGCATCTTACATTTTCCTCGCAATAGCATAAGGACACATCATGGAAATCCGAATCAGAGAAACCGGCGCAGTCGTATTTCAAAACGAGTTCCGCGCTTACGCCCAGACGCAAGGAGCCATTTTTGGTGAGCCTTTGACCGAGGAGTTCATCAACCAATACGGTGGTGACATCGTGCTGGAAGGCCCACAAGCCACAGGTACACATTACCAATATAGCCAGCGCAGCGGCGTAGAGCAGATCGACGGCAAGTGGTATACCAAGTACATCCTTGGCCCAGTCTTTACAGATACCCCGGCTACCGATACCGAGCCAGCCAAAACTACTGCCGAGAATGAAGCTGCATACCGCGCCATGAAAGATGCGGAAGCCGCCAAGGGCGCACGTGAGACCCGCACACAACTGCTCAAGGACAGCGACTGGACTCAGATTGCCGACAGCACCGCAGACAAAGCAGCATGGGCAACCTATCGCCAAGCCCTGCGCGATGTGCCTAGCCAGTCGAGCTTCCCGTGGGATATCACTTGGCCAACCCAACCGGAATAAAGCATGAATATCCAACTACCTATTGACCTCGCAAACCAGATCCTTGGCTACCTCGGAACACGCCCCTACCAAGAGGTGTTTACGTTGATCCAAGGCATCCAAGACGCAGCTAAACCCAAGGAGACCCCCCATGGCGACCAAGTGGATACAGAAAGCAATTAAGCACCCCGGCGCGCTGAAGGAGGCCCTTCATGTGCCCATGGGCAAGACTATCCCTGTAAAGAAGCTGGCCAAGGCTGCCAAGGCGCCGGGTAAGCTCGGCCAGAGGGCGCGCCTTGCAAAGACGCTGCGAGGCTTTGATTGATATGAGCGGTGAGATCGACCCGGTCCGTTATGGCGTGCTCTGGCAAAAAGTCCAAGACCTAGACAAGAAGGTGGACAAGCTGGAGTCTGGCATGGAAGAGCTATTGGCCCTTGCAAATCAGGGCCGTGGTGGGCTGTGGGTCGGTATGGCCGTTGTATCAGCGGTATCCACCGTTGTGGGGTACTTAACGCACTGGATGCACAAGGGATAGCCTATGGACCCCATAACGGCCTTCGCGGCGGCTCAAGCGGCTGTTAAGGGCGTTCAGGCAGCCATCAAGCTAGGCAAGGACATCCACGCCATTACTGGCGAGGCAATGAAGTTCTTTGAGGCCAAGGATGTAGTGCAAAGGGCCGCATCCCAACCTAAAAGCTTGTTTGCAAAGTCAGATACGGCACAGGCCTTTGAGATCGTCATGCAGGCCAAACGGCTGGATGATGCGGAAAAAGAGTTGAATCAGTGGCTTGTGCTTAATGGTCATGCCGATGTCTGGCAGCAGCTACTCATCACCAGAAACGACTTGATCCAAAAGCGCAAGGCGCAGGAAATCTTGGATGAAAAGAACGCAGCGGCCAAGAAAAAGGAGTTGGATGAGCTGATTAATTGGCTCCTTGGCGGCGCAATTGCTATTTTGGTTTTGGGCCTTGTCTTTTGGTGGCTAACACTTTTGCTGGGGAAGTAAATGAGTGAGGAAAAAATTCAGAACATGGAAGCCAAAGGGCAACTGATTGAAAAGATCACGTTTGCTTTATTGCCATTGTTATTCTCCTGCGTGGTTTACTTGATGTCGGCCTTATCAAATTTGG